TCTTGGTTTTTGTCTTGCAAATAATTCAATATAAGGTCCGTCCACCAAGTCCTCTATATCTTTATGTAGTATAGGTTTCTCACTATGCTTTCTTCTTTGTGATATTACCAATTGAGGAACACTTTTTGATTTTCTTTTTGGTCTACCTCTAGTAGCAAGTAAACACATTTCAGGATTACCTCTTGTCCAATATCCTAAACCTGTAAAAAATCCCATTGTATTTTTATTTGTCTTTGCCCATGTAAAACCTACGGTCTTATATGTAAAACCCCAGGCGTCTATAACTTTAAACGCCTGGTCTAATAATGGGTCAACAACCCACATTAAGAGGACTGAATCAGGTTTAGTAATGTCGCTAACAGGTAGATTACAAATGTCAGCGATACTAAGCACAGGATAATGTTTTTCAGGACTTCTATCCTTGCCTTTATCTGACCTCGTTTTAAATAACCAAGGAGGGTCTGCATAAATCACTCCGTATTTTTTGTTTGGGAAATTAACCAAAGAAAGCCTCCAGACTTGCCTGTGGTTCTGCCTTCCACCCTATTGCGTCTAATATAAATCTCATAGGGTCAAGGAAAGTTTTTTCAAATTGTGTATCATAATCAACATATTGTTGTAGTTTAAATTCTGGTGGTAGATTAGTCATATAACTTATCACATCAAACTTGAAAGGGTTTGCCTCTACTAATTTAATAAATTTTATCTTGTCGCCTTCTTGTATCAAGGGATACTTTTGTTGTAGACCAAGTTTATGTATTTGATAATTATATATCAATGCACCTTTAACATGTATTGGTGTTCCCTTGATAAAGATATTGGCATGGTCACGATACTTTCTTAAATTATTACATGACCTAGGGAAAGCAATCTGCTCTGCTTTCATATCAAAAAATTCTTTTCTAAAATCTGCAACAAGTTTATGTAAATCAGTTTGTTCTTTTGACATAATAGTTTTGATTGCCTCTTTAATTTTAACACGACAAACTTGTGGTGTAGATGATTTAACGGCCTCAATACCCATGAGTTTTAGTTTAGGTTCTGCAAGTCTAACACCCTCCTCATCAAGAACATTTAACATATATCTTTTCTTTGCAACCCATATACCTTTGTCAGCGATTACTTCTCGTTTCATAACCATGGCATTTTTAAATGCGTTAGAATAATCAGCTAGTTCATCAAAACATTTTGCAATATATGGTTCTAGTTTATTCTCACAAACTTTATTTAAGAAGTCAACTATTTGTTCAGTAGATTTACCTTGACAAGTTTTTTCTACAAGTTTACCAAATCTCACATAGATTGAATCTGTATCAGACGCAACAATATAATCTACCTTATCTTTTGTCAATAAGATACCATTAAGATAATCGTTAACTTTCTTCTCTATAAATCTAATAATAAACTGGCCAGCAGTTGTAATACCACTTGCCTGTCGCACATCATAGTATCTAAAGTATTGATTACCAACTGCACCATAAGCTGAGTTCAAGGCAATCTTTTTTGACCATTGTATATTATGACATCTTGCAATCTCTTTTACAAGTTCAGGATTTTTAGTTCTCTCATATTGTTGTTTTGCCTTTAACATTCTTTTCTTAAATTTAACACGGTCATTGTACATCTTTTCCATCATTTCAGGCAAGAAACCTTGGTTGTCATTTTTAAATTTTGCACCGTTAGGTGTTAAACAAGCACCCTCTGTTTTAAGATAATTAAGAGGCACTTTCATGTCTAACATTTTATTTACATTAACACCATGAGAAGACTCACCTATAATTTTTTCTGGCGATATATTATATTGTATAATAATATGTGGATATAGTGAGTTAATATCAAACGAAACAATCCAATCGTGACCACCTAGTATAGGCTCTTTTACATAAGCGCCTTCATATTTTGTTTCTTTACTATGTTCTTCTCTTGGTGGCACACATATATTCTTTTGCATTAAATGGTTTGCAATCAATGTGTCCCATACTCTAACTTGTGAGAATATATCATCATAGTTTACTTTTGAGTCATATGCAACGGTCAATGATAAATCAATTAGACCAAGTTTATCTTCTAATGCGTCAACAATCTCAACATCTTGAATATTATAATCTACAAACGATTGAAAATCTTTTGTGTAGAAATCTTTAAATGTATCGTAAGGGTTTTCATTTTTAGATTTACCTAGTTCTAGTTCACCAATAAAGTCTAGTTTATAACTCTCTTGTCTTGTTGGTATAAACCATTTGTATAGGTCAAGATAATCTAACATACAAATACCATATAGTTGATAGACGGTTTGAGGTCTACCTCTTACAGATATTTCTTCTCTATTAATTAGATTCCAAGGCGACATTCTATTTGCAACTTTATCGCCAGCCAATAATTTAATTCTATTCATCAAATAAGGTAAATCAAAAAACTTGGTGTTCCAACCTGTGATAACATCTGGATGATTTTTAATCCAGAATTTCATAAACTCAAACATCAATTGTTTTTCGTCTTTACATTTTACATAAGTTATATCAGTTCTATCTGTATGAAAATCACCAACACCCCAGGTAATAATTTGTTTATTAGATTGATTTTTTACCGTGATACATAATAGTTCTTCAACAGGATTTTCTACATCTGGAAAACCATTTTCACAAGTTGTTTCTATATCTAATGTAAATATTTTTATATGGTCTTTTGACCATTCTATATCTTGTGGATATTCTGTGCCGATATATTGATAGTGATATCTTTCAAGACCAAAGATAGGTGAGTTATCAGTTGCCACATCTCTTCTAAATTTACGAGCTGCGTTAATATCTGTAAACTCAATAGGTCTTAAAAACTGGCCTTGTAATGTTTTATATTGTGAGTGTTCTTGTGTTAGGGCGTAGAGAGTAGGACCAAAGTCTATTTTTTCTTTATAGTCTTTGCCATTTAGGACACCACGAATTAATAATTTACCTTTGTGTTCTATTACATTCTTATAAAAGTTCATGCTTTCTCAATTTCACCGTTACATTATTTAAATCATCATTTAATTGAATCTGACATGCCAACCTAGACACGCCTTCAATATAGTCTGGTTCATACTCTAATAGAGATTGTTCCAGAGAATTCTGTTTTATCTTTAACTTTTCCAACCATACATCATCTACATGAATATGGCAAGTCGCACATGCACATGAGCCACCACAATCTGCTGGTATCTCACGCAAATTTAAATCTTTGGCAGCCTCCATCAATGTGCTACCAACAGGCATATCGGTAGATATTACCTCTTCATCTCTTAAAAAATTAACTTTTACCATTAATTTGGTAATTTAGTTTCTGTTATAAGACCTTTGTTTGGTGTAAGTATTCTGCTAGTATTCTGTTCGTAAGATGATTTTATTTCATCTTTAGGTTCGGTCATAAAAACCACTTTGTCTTTAGATATTTCAACACTATCACCCTTCCCAAACGCATTGTATAAACTCATCATCAATTGTACCGGTTTACCAGGTCCCATTTGTTGAGGAATAATTACAAAAGGTTTATCTAGGGTAACTTTTTCTGAACCCTCATCAACTTTGGCAATCACATCTTCACCAGTTGATAATCTTATCACTTTCACATCACTCATATTATCTCCTAATCTAAACTATATTTAGTTGTTATCACATATTTTCTTTGTGGATTTACCATTACATTTAGTCGTTTCATAAATGCTCTGTCAAGTAAAATAGGTGTTCTATCTTCTCTATCATCTATGGTAAATTCTACATCTTTATAGAAACCACCAGCAAACTCAACATCAAGTCTTACAACATATCTTGTTTCGTCATAATCTCTCAAGCCGCCTACTGATATTTCTTCTTTTCTAATTATTTTAGATGTAATGGTTTTGTTTAACAAAGTCCATGTGATTTCGTTTCCTTTTATTTTATATTTGTCGGCATGAATTACAGGCATGCCGGAATTACCCGTATCAAATTTTGATACTAAATCACCAAAAGGTTTTATGGTCAATATTTCTTTGAAACCACATTCCGTTGGCACCGTGTATCTGTTTTCTCCGTCGGCAAAATGATTGATAACATCTTTTGCGATATTCATTCCTGTTGCGTCCTCTATACCCTCTGTACCAGGTGAAGAGTTTACTTCAAGAAAATAAGGTGGTTCTTTATATCTATTTTTACTTGGTATAAAGTCAACAGCAGTCCAATAACCACCAACTGCCTTAGCAGCTTTTAAAGTTTCTTCTATTTCTAATTCTGTTAATTTAATATTTTTAGGTTTAGAACCTTGCGATACATTTGACCTAAAATCACCTTCGATTACTGGTCGTTTCATAGCCGCTAAGAATTTACCACCTAATATGTGTACTCTGACATCA